TTACGACGTAACTTGTGCGCGTACTGCCGTGCTCGCGTACGTCAATGCCGTCATTGACGGCCGTACGCCTGCGGGACGCTGGATCTACGCCGCGGCGCAGCGCTTTTTGCGCGACCTCGAGCGCACCGATCTCGTCATGTCGTGGCACGACGTCGAGCGCGTCGCCGAGCACTTCCGCTCGCTCAATCTCGTCGGCGAGGACAGCGGCAAATCGTTCGAGTTGCACCCGTGGCAACTGTTCGTGCTCGCCAACATCGTCGGCTGGCGCCTCGCAGACGGCCGCAGACGCTGCCGGCTCGCGCTCGTGCAGGTTGCTCGAGGCAACGGCAAGACCACGCTCATGGCGGGCCTGGCGCTCTTTGACTTGCTTGCTGGCGAAGGGCGCCGCGTACACGTAATCGCCAACAACGAAGAGCAGGCAGAAATCTGCCTTGACACGGCGCGCACGATGGCACAGCGCCTCGCAGACCCGACGCTGATCGCGCGAGCGCACGCAGTGCTCAGGCCACAACACGATTGCCAAATGACCGCGCTACCTGCGCTCGAGCGCTCGCTCGATGGCCTCAATCCGTCGCTCTGGATTGCCGACGAGGCCGCCGAGTTCAAGGGTCGCTTCCTAACCAAGTTGCTCACCACTGGCGCCAAGCGCCGCGAAAGCACGGGCGTGATCATCACGACGCCAGGCAGCAACCCTGAGAACCACTACGCCGAACTGGTCAAACAGGGCGAAGCCATTCTCAGCGGCGAGCTCGACGATGATACGGTTCTTCCAATGCTTTACGGGCTTGACCCTACAGACCCGCTCGAAGACGAATCGACGTGGGTCAAGGCAAATCCTGGCCTTGAGCACGGGCAGCCCGACATTGTGAGCCTCAAGCGTTCGTGGAACACGATGAAGCGCAGCGCCATGGGGCGCGGCGAATTCGCGCGGTACCACGCCGCACGCTGTGACGAGAACACGGGCGGCTGGCTTGACATGTCGCTGTGGCCTGGAGGTCAACGCATTGACTGGGAAAGCCTGCGCGGCAAGCCCGCGTGGGTTGGGCTTGACCTTTCCAAGTCGCTTGACATGACTGCGATGGTCGTGGCGGTGCCGCTTGACAACGGCCGCGTGGCGCTCCGCGGTCACTACTGGTGGCCGCGTGCGGACGTCGCACAGCGCGAACTTGACTACCGCTACCCGATTCGGTCGTGGGCGCATGATGGAAAAATCACATTGACGCCAGGGCGTGAGATTGACTACGAATCCGTGCGCGCGCAGATCATCGCGCTGCGTGACGAATTCGACATCAAAGCAGTCGGCTACGACGCGTGGGGCTCGAAGTACCTCGCCGAGCAATTGCAGGCCGACGGGGTGCCGTTGGTGGTGTACCGCATGGGTATCGCCACGTTCGGGCCTGGCTGCAACCTGTTCCAGAACCTGTGGGCGGGAAGTCGCTTGGTAGTGGGCGATGATCCGATCCTGCGCCGCGCGTGCGCCGATGCGCACGCCAAGCGCGATCAGAACGGAAATATCCGTCCGATCAAGTCGCGCGAGTTCTGTGCAATTGACCCGCTAGTAGCCTCGATCATCGCCACGCACATTTGGGGCGGCGCGAGGCGCTCGGTGTACGACGAAGAAGCAGAACAATATTTCAAACAATAGCGTTTAGGTGCAATGCTGCACGATCGCAGCCCACCAAATACGCCCATGCTGCGTGAAATGTTGCAACGATGGCTAGGCCACTGGGGGACGCACGGGGTGATCCTCCCGACGTCGTTCGACGTGGCGGGGATGCCATCGATTACGCCAGGCACTGCACTGGCCTACACGCCTGTCTACCGCGCTGCGTCGCTTATCGCCAACGATGTCGCGCGTGTGCCGTTCACCGCATCTAACGACATCGTCGCGCGTTTGCTGCAGCAACCGAACCGATGGCAGAACGGTTTCGAGTTTCGACGTTCGCTCACGATGCAAGCGCTGCTGTACGGCAACGCGTTTGCGGTGATCAATCGCACGCTCGGCGGCGAGTTGCTCGAATTGCTGCCGCTCGACATCGAAAGCGTGTCGCTCGATCTGACGAAGCCTGAGCCCGTGTACAAAACGAGGCTGTACGGCGATGTTCCGATGTCTTCAATGCTGCACGTTCGCGCCGTCGGCCTCGACGGGCTGTGGGGCGAATCGCCAGTGCGCTTGTGCCGCACGTCGTTGCAGGTGCTTGCGTCGCAAGAGCAAGCGCAGCTCGAGGTGATGAAGAACGCAGGCAATCCAAAGATTGCCATTGTCGCGCAAGGGCCGATGGGTGCGCCTGCTCGACAGATGGTGGTCGAGGACTACATGAAGCACCACGCCGGCGCCGCGAATGCGGGGAAACCGCTTGTGCTTGCCGAAGGTATGAAGGTCGAGCGTATTAGCAGCACGCTTGATGATTCGGGAATCGCAGCCGCTCGCCGATACAGCGTGGAAGATGTAAGCCGCATCTACGGCGTGCCGACTTCGTATCTGAGCGAGCACAGCGCGAACGCTTACGGTTCGATGGAATGGCTGTCTCGCATGTACGTCGATGCGTGCTTGTCGCACTGGTTTGCCGCGTGGAGCGCCGAAGTTGTCGCAAAGTTGCTTCCGTTCGGCTCGCTCACGTTCGATAGCGACATGATCGCGCGGCCGTCGCTTGCCGAGCAGATGGCGGCACTGCGCACTGGTGTCGAGTCGGGCGTCATCACTCGCAACGAAGCGCGCGATTGGCTTGACCTTGCGCCGCTGCCTGGCCTCGATGAGCCAATTGTTGCAAAGAACATGGGTACGGGCGGCGGTAGTACCAATCTCGGCAGCGACACAAGCGCCGAAGCGGGGAGTGTGGATGACTTCGCTTGAACGTCGCAGCGTGACCGTCGCAGCGCCAGCGGGCCGCACGCTCGCAGGGCTTGCCATTCCCTACGGCAAGTGGTCGCGAGAAATCAGCGAGCCGTTTGCACCGCAGTTCCGAGAGCGCATTTCGCGTGGCGCTTTCGGTGACTTGGCAGGCGCAGACATCAAACTGCTTTTCAACCACGACGCAAGCGCGTTGCTTGCTCGCACGCGCAGCGGCACGCTCGCGCTCGCCGACACCGCGCAGGGCTTGCGGTTCACCGCTGAGCTCGCAGATACGACGCTCGGCCGCGACGTTCGCGCGTTGCTTGAGCGTGGCGACCTGAGCGGCGAGATGTCGTTCGGTTTCTACGTTGACCGCGACGAATGGAACGCACGACGCACGGAGCGCACGGTGACTGCTGCGCGTTTGGTGGAACTCAGCGTGGTTGTTGACGCTGCATACGGAGATAAGACCAATTCGAGCCTGCGTGACGTTCACGCGGCCGCAATCGAGGCCGCGCGTTTGCGGCTCGAAATTCACAAGCACAGGATGGAGAACTGCAATGGCTGATGAATTGAACAATCTTGAGAACGTCGTTCACGAGTACCGCAAGACCCTCGACCGCTACAGCGCTCGCACAGGTGCACCTACGCACCACGTCGAGATTCGCGGCAGCGGAGAAGAGCGCGAGAAGATCGCACGTATCGACGCAGACCTCGACATTGTCGAGCGCCAAGCGCAAGACCGCGCTGCGTTGCGCGCGGCGCAGGAGCGCATTGCGCACCTTGAAGCCGAGCGCTCGCAACCACAATTCCGCGCCGCGCTTCCCGCGAAGCGCGAAGCAGGCTACGACCTTGCAAGCCCGGAGTACGCACAGCGTTGGATCCAAGCGGTGGCGCGTGGCGACGCTGCGGAACTTCGCGTGCTTGGCACTGGCACTTCGGGCGCGGGGATTCCTACCGACATGGAGCGCCGCATCATCGAAAAGATGTATCAGGCGAACGTGCTGCGCTCGATTTGCCCAGTGACAGCAATCGATTCGAAGCGCACAATCACGGTTGAGGGCGCGTTGCCAACGTCGGCCGTGGTTGCGGAAGCAGGCTCGATTTCGCCATCCGATCCAGGCTTCGGAACTGCCATCAGTATTGTGCCGCGCAAGATCGTCTGCGCGACCACGATGAATCAGGAATTCATCGAAGATGCCATCGGACAGAACGGAATCGGCAGTGGCCTCGATTGGGTCGCAAGCCGCATCGGTCTGTCGCTTGGCCTCAAGATGGAAGAACTTTACACCATCGGCGATACAGGCGCCTCACCTGCGGAACCAGAAGGCATCGCCAAGAACGGCGGCGCAATTACGCAAGTGACCGACCTTGGCGGTGGCGCGGTTACGACGATTAGCGCAGACAACGTGATCGACACTGTGCACCTTGTCGCGCCGCAGTACCGCAACTCGCCGCGCTTCCGTTGGCTTGTCAGCGATACGTTCGTGCGCGTTGCTCGCAAACTCAAGAACAGCGTCACGACGAGCGGCGCACAGGAATACATCTGGACGCAGGCGCCCGCCAACTCGCAGACGATGGTCGGTGGTGCGCCTGGCCTGCTCTACGGCGTGCCGTACTCCGTCGGCCAGTACGTGCCAACGGCAACCAGCAACGGCAACGTCTTTGCCGTGGTTGGCGACTTCCAGTACTTCGAAATCTTCGACCGCACGGGCATGACCTCGCTCGTTGATCCGTACAGTGCGGCTGCGAATCACCGAGTTACTTTGTACACGTACGCTCGCACCGATTCCAAGGTCATGCTTGCGTCCGCGTTCGCTGCCATTACCTGCTGAAATCTTTTTCTTACCTTGGCGGCTGTGCGGGAAACCGCACGGCTGCTTTTATGGCTGTCACACTTGCGACCGTAAAGGCCGCACTCAAGATCGATTACACCGACGATGACACCGAATTGACTCGGCTCATCGGTGTTGCCACGTCGTGGGTTGAACGCTACACGGGCTTGACTTTGACACAGGCGTCGCGCACGATGTATCTGCGCGATTGGCAACGCACCGTGTTCGCGGTGCAGCCATACGTGTCGATCACCTCTGTGACGTACACAAACACCAGCGGCTCCACGGTGACGATGACAAGTGGCACCGACTACTGGGTGGATACGTCGCAAGACCTTGCCGCGTTAGAATTCCTTGACGCGCCCGCTATGAAAGAGGGCACGCTCGCAACTGTGACCTACGTCGGCGGCTACTCGACAGAACCCAACGAAGTGGTGCAAGCCATCATCAGCCTTGTCGGCCTGTACTACAACAATCCTGAGGCCGCGCAGCCCGTGGCATTGTCGGTGGTGCCGCTCGGTGCACAGTTCATGCTTGAGCATCTGCGCGTGCGAGGGCCCTTCCGATGATTTCATCGGGCCTCACTCGCTTTCGGTTGCTCGTGCTCCGCGCGTCGGGAAACAACCCCGATTCGCTCGGCCGACGCGTGACCACGTTTACCAACGTCGGCACAATCGTCTGCGACGTGCGCGAGTCGGCACCAGTAGAGACTTCCTACGGCGACGGCGTCGCAGTGGTCGGCGCATACGAAATTCGCACGCGCTGGCCAAACATCGCACGCTTGACGGTTACCGCAATCGATCGTTTGCAGTACGGAACGAAGGTGCTGCGTATCAACGGAATTCGTGACATGGATCAGCGGAGGCGCGTTGCGGTCATTGACTGCACCGAAATCGTATGAGCGCCACTTCCCTCATTGCCGACATCGTCAGCACGCTCGAATCGCAAACGTCGGCGGTGCGCCGCGTCTATTACGGCGCTCGGTTGCAGACCTCGATTCTGCCCGCGATCACGTTTGAGATTCAATCAGGCACGCGCGTCGCGCTCGGCAACGCGAACACACTCTCGGCCTACGATGTGACTTTCAACGCGATCAGCGATAGTGTGAGTGCCGCGAAGACACTCGACGACGAAATCCGAAACAACGTCGCGCTCCTAGCGGGCGCCACAGTCATCTGCAATCAGTACGGAACCGTGCAGGAACCTGTCGCCGAGAATGGCGATGAAGCGGGCCTGTACATTGTCACCAGTCAATTTACGATCTACCAAGAGGGCCCCTAATGCCATCACCAACCACTGCCGCTAGCGTCAAATTCGGCGCGACCACAATTGACGATGTCAGCGCCGCAACCGTTTCGGTGACTCGTCAGCAAATCGACGTTACCGCTGTTGGTGATGCATACAAACACCACGTGCAGGGCTTTCTAGAGGGCACCGTGCAACTCGAAGTGTTTTACGATTCGTCAAGCACGAATGCGGCCGCGCTTTCAAACATCAGCGCTGGCACAATCATCAACGAAGCCGAAGTCATTTGGGCGAGCGGGAAGTCGATTAAGGGCAAGGCGTTTGTGCAAGACGCGTCGCTCAGCGTCGCGCCAAATGACGTTGCACGCTTGACCGCTACGCTGCTCTTCAGCACCAACGCAATCACGGTGACCGCATGACACCATCAATCGTCGATGCGTTTCTATCTCGGCCTGTTGTCGTTGAATTTGACGGCAAAGAGGTCACGCTGTCTCGGCCTACCGTGGCGCATTTTATCGCTGCGCAGGATGCTGAGTCACGGGGCGAGTTTATGCCAGCGTGGTACGTGTGGCAGCACACGCTCGACGAGAACGGGCGCCAAGCGTTCAAATCGATTGAGTACGTGAAAGAAATCTGCAACGCGCCGCGCGTCATGCGCTTAGCTCGATTGATTGAACCGCTGTACTTGGAGGGATTGGACTTGCAAGCGCCGCACGCGAAATCCTGAGTGCGGCGCAAGTGCAGGTGACGATGGAAACGCCGTTGGCAGTCTTTCTCGCAACGCACGGACACAAGGGGCTATCGCATGACATCGCTGCCAAACTTCAAAGGCCGAACATTTGCGATTGGTTGCGAAATCGACGAGCAAGCAATTCGCACCATAAACAGCCGGCTGCTCGAGCTTGAGCAGCGCGACGCACGGAATGCGATGCGCCGAGGCTTCGGCAAGTGGGGACGCGCGACCAAAAAGGTGCTCGAAGCAAACGCGCCGTTTGGAAAGACGTCTGCGACTGAGCGCGTGCGCGGCGCTACTCGCCCAAACGTGCACCTCAAATGGTCCGTGGCTACCAAGGTCAAGGGCTACAGCAAGGGGCTTGTGCAGTGGATCGCGGTCGGCGTCAAGCGCATTGACGGCAGTTACCTTACGCCGCACTGGTACCACGGATGGCTTGAGAACGGCCACGCGATCAAACGTGCCACCACGCAAGCTGAAAAGATCCTGTTGAAGCAGCGCGGCGAACGTGGCAAGGCATTGAACTTTGTGCAGGTCGGTTATTCGCGCCCGCGCAACTGGATCAAGAAATGGCGACCAGTGCTCACGCAAACGGCCGTGCAGTACGTCGAGCCCGAGGTGGATAAGGCCGTGAAGGCGGTGCAACGTGGCTAAGATTTCACGCATCAATATCGCCATAACTGGCGATTCAAAGGGATTGCAGGCGGCAACCGACGCGGCACGCCGAGATTTGAACCGCCTCAACGCGGCGGCCGAACAGACCTCGAAGAAACTCAAGGGCTTCGGCGAGAGCGCAATGCGCACGCAAGGTGCGCTCGGGCAATTCGGCGTCGGCGGCAAGGGGCTTGGAATGCTCGGCGGGCTTGCGCAGGTTGGAGCCATGGGCGGCATGGGCCTCGGGCTTGGCGTCGCGGGGCTCGCGCTCGGCGCAGGCGCAGCCGGCATCGGTGCCGTGCAAATGCTTCCTGACGTGCGCAAGCGTGCTGCCGCGGCAATGCAAGAAACTTCGATGGATCAGCGCAGGCGCATCGAGGAACTTGGATTCAGTCGCATGATTGCCGAGCAAATCACCGCGCGAGCACCCACGCAGGGCGTCGGCGCGAACATCGGCATCGGCGAAGCGTTCGCGCAGGGCCTCGCCACGCAGGGCGGAAGCCTTGCGGAAGTCGCAATCAACGAATTGCCGAAAGCGATTGCGACTGAGATCGGCGCTTTGCTTGGCGGCGCTACGCTGGGACAAGCGGGCGCACTTGGCCGATCACAAATGATGTCTGGCGACCAAATGGCCGATGCAAACAAAGCGGTTGGCTTGATGAATCAAATCCCAAGTTGGATGATGGACATCACAAGGTGGATTTCTAAGTAATGCCAGCAGCAACCGCCATCTCCCGCAGTGCCATCGTTGCTCAGAATTTCAACGAGGGTGGCCCATCGCAAGCCTCGACCTATACGGTGGTCAAGCGCGTTGTGATGGACGGCACCGTGGATCCTGAGAACGCCACGCAGATGGCACTCGTGCTCGGCGCGTTTGGTGCTCCGCTTTCGTCGTTGCGCACGACGATGGTGCTGACCGAGCGCATGGGGATGATGCGCTTACGCGCGGTGACCGCGCAGCCAGTGCCAGGAAATGAAGCCACGGTGTTTGACGTCACCGCGCGTTACGATCAACTCTACACGTGGAACAAGGCAACGAGCCTCGCGAAGTTACAACTGCCAGTGGAAGTTGAATTCGACGCGACGCCGCGTAGCGTGCTGATGTACCGCTCGCCGTCCTTCACGACGCAGCCGGCGGCCGATTTAAACACAACGGCCGACATCGGCGGCACTAAGGTGGACTACGCGGGCAAGCCGATACAAGCGCTCATCCCGCAAATGAGTGTGCGCATTTCTCTCATCACCGACATTTCGGGGTTCAACTCGGGGCGCACGCTCGTCACTGTGTACGACCGTATAGACACGCTTCGAGGCAAATGGAACAGCGCCGCGTTCAATCAGTGGGGGAGCGCGAATCAGGTCTACATCGAAAGCGCGAGCGTGTCACACGTGCGCGATGAGTACTACCGCGCCACGTTCAACCTCAAATGGGATTTGTGGTTCGGCTGCGAGCAGCAACCAAAGACCGACGTTTGGGGAAAGCCATCGCTTGACTCCAACGGTGCGGCGAACGACGTTACGTGGAAATCGCTCGTGCGCAGCACGGCCAATTTCGGATTGATGTTCGACCTTTCAAGTGACGCGACAGTGGCCGCAGCGATTGCCAAGGAAGGCTCTTTCATTAGTTACCCATGATTCAAACGCACTCACAGCGCGTGCAGGCGGCGAACACGGCACAGATGGCCGCCGCGTTGCCGTCGGAATCAAGGGCGCGTACGCAACTCGACACCGTGCCGTTCATTCTCGGCAAGATCACTGGCGCAACGGCGTTGCCTGCGCCCGAAGTGAACCGATGGCTGTACACGTGGACGCAAGCAAACGTCGGCAGCACGAATCGGTACATCTTCGAGGTGCCAGTCACCGAGGCGTGGTACTACGGCGAAGCGCTCAACACGAATGAAGCGGCAAACACCGCGACCTTCATCGGGCCTGGCATTGACCCTGCAAACGTGCCTGCGGGCTTTCAGGTCAAGCCCGTCGCTATCGGTATGTATGTCTTGCTTTACCCTGCGCGTCGTCTGAACGGCACGCCGATTTGGCTATTCGCTGTCGAAAACGCAATCGACGGCACCTGCTGAGAAACACTATGGCTGCAATCTTCCACGGCTCAATTACTGTCAACACCGACGCAGGCAACTGGACTGCGCTCCCTACGCTTGGCACGGGGATCGATCCAATGCGGCGCGTGTATCTTCGCGGAGATCAAATTATTGAGGTTGGCTACGGGACTGCGGGGCAGTCCGCGGCAAATCTTCAAGTCATGTGCGTAGGAAGCACAAGTAGCACCGCCAACAACGGCAGAGCACTAGGCTTGCTAAACTATCCAAGACTTGTAGCGCGGTCTGCAACTGGCAACACAGGCACGCTGCACGTGTATTCATTTTCAATCACAGACGAACCACAAAAGGGGTTTTGAAATGGCCGCAATCTTTCACACACGTACCGCATACACCAACGCAGGAAACTGGACGGCGCTACCCGCGCTGCCCACAGGTCTTGACCCAATGCGGCGCATCATCATGCGTGGCGAAACTGCTATTGAAGTCGGGCAGTGCACCGCAGGTCAATCAACGCGAGACGCTGGAACCATTCTCTCGTCGGGCTCAGGTAACGGTTTCCACATCGACCTTGGCGTGGTGAACTACAACACGATCACCTTCCGCGGCACGGGCTCGACGGGTAACGCCTACATTATGTCATTTGCTCCGATGGACGAAGGCCCGATGGGATTCTGACCATGACTTTTGCCGAACTTGCACAACTGGTTGCGCCATTCGTGGCCGTGTTGACGGCGAGCGCGTGGCTGCATGGCACCATCGCAAGTCTGCGCGAAACAATCGCCACGCTGAGCGAGCGTGTTCGATATCTCGAAGCCGAGGTGGAACGCCTCAGAGGAACAAAATGAGTTGGAGAACTACTACCGCTGGAATCGCTGCAATCGTCGTCGCTGTCGGCACCGCAGTCGTCGCTTTATTTGACGCAGACCCGCTCACTATTCCTGACTGGGGGGCCGTCGCTGCCGCTGTGATGGCTGGCATTGGCTTGCTTGCAGCGCGTGACAACAAAGTCAGCAGCGAGCAAGCGGGCGCGAAGTGACGGCAATCCTGTATGCAATCTGCAAAGCCATCGTTGAAAGCGTTGCAGAGTGGCTGCGCTCGCCTCGCGTGGTACGCGTGGTGGGTGGCGGTTCTCGCGTCGCTGAACGCGTGCGGGCCGCAATACGTTCGCGCACCAGACAGCCCGATGCTGATTCTGGAAGGCAAGGGCAGCGTCCGAGTCGCGATGCTTGACGGCGACGAAATGATTGACGTTGGTTGGGTCGACGCTGCTGAGCTCGAGGGGCAAACCGTGGTGGAATACGATTGGAGCGCCCCGTGAGCAATCATCGGTGGTGTTGCTGTGGCGGCGACATCGACTGCTGCCAAATGCAGTCATGCGCGAATTTTGTGACGCCTAATTCCATCACGATCACGTACAGCGGCACAATCACTCGGCACTGGTCGACGGGGCAAAGCGAGATCGTCGCGGAGTACACGTACACCATCGCGAGCAATAGCGCCTTTACGCAGCGTGGCAACAACTGCACGGGCGATGCGCCGCGCGAGTTTGGCTGTAACACTGCTCTGCTTTCCTACGATTACAAGGTGCACAACTGGGTGCCCGACGTCACGAGTGACAACTACCTTTCTGGAGGTCTGCCGTGCAGCGGCTGCGATGCGGTCACGTTTCTTTGTGACCTCGACATCGTGTACTGCAAAGAGCGCACAATCAGGTATTACGGCACGAATCGCACCGTCAATGGTTTGCACCAATTGTTCGGGTCGGGCTGCTGCCAACCACGCAGCGGAAACAATGCGGTGCTCCGCCTTTCGTGCTGTGTTTCGTGCGGTTGCGCTCGGCCGGCAATCATGTACACGCCGAGCGTAACGCTGTGGTTTACGGCGAACGATTTCTACACGCTCACGCCGGGCTGCTGCACGTCGGATCCGTCGGAAAGCGGGCCAGGCACGTGGACGTTGCCCGCATTTCAGATACACGGCCAGTGCGGCTGCCCGACGAGCACAACGTGGAGCGCCTCAAACATCGTGACGAATTGCGCGGCGCCCGACGTGGTTTTCATTAGTGATACCGTGCTGCCTGGCTACGGTTCGTGCGGATTCATGGACTGCAACGGGCTCCCGCAAGGCACTGTGTACTCCGTCAAGTTGCCGTACTCATGGGTTTGCGAATCCGACAGCGGCGACCCGCTCAATCCGACGGTGAATTTCTGCGACATCACCATCAGCGCGTACGATGAATGCTCGCAGACGATGACGGTGACCGTCACATGACGTGCAAGTACCTTCAATTGAACGTGTGCAGCAACGCGGCAGCGGAAACGCACGGCCGCCATGTGCCGCCGCAGGTCTGCCGCGTATGCCCGCATTACGATGGGCCAAGCCGAGGCCTCGGCGACACCGTGCACAAGGCGCTTGACGCAGTCGGCGTGCACCGCGTAATCAAAGCCTGTGGAGGCTGCGCAGCACGTCGGGAAGCGTTGAACGCCAAATTTCCCAATTTGGCTAATGAAAGCATTGACGGCTAGCCGAAATAGCATTAGACTGGTAGCACAACTGTGGCTCAGCCACGAAAGGTAAGAAAATGAAGACTCTTCGCTCAGGATTTGAAGTTCTCGCTGTTGCTCAGCGCTCGCAACCACTCACGAAAGACGCGTACGTCGCAACCGAAATGGTGCGCTTTCTTGTGATGGAATTTGAACGTCCAAGCAAGGCGGGTCGCCAGTTTAAGGCGGCTCAGTTGCGCCGTTGGGTGAAGTCAGCTCGCGCAGCGATGGGAGGTGCGGCGTGAGCGAAACCAACCAAACACCGAGCGAGTCGCTGCCGGCCGGCAAACGGCTGAAGGGTCAGCCCGTGTGGCTGAAATTCGACCAATACGACCGTTTGAAGGCGCTTGCCGCGAAAGACGGCAAGTCGCTTGCCGCGCACGCTCGCCGTGCAGTCGAGGCGTACCTGCGCCGCGAAGAGCGCCGCGGCCAGATTTTGGAGGTGCGCGCATGACTTGGGCTCTATTCATGCTCGTGTTTGCTGCACTGGCGGGCGCTGTGGATTGGAGGAACAATGAGCGACGCTGAAACCTGCGCGGCTCGAAGTCTCGACTCGAGCGCTCATCTCGAAAAACTCGCGTCGCTATTTCGAGACGCTGGATCGCACGGCATGACGGCGGAGGAGGCTGGTGATCGAGCCGGATTCGACGGCGCATGGAAGCGATGCTCGGATCTCCTGCGGCTCGGGGTGATCGTGCCGACTGGAAAGACACGCAAGGCTCGATCGGGTCGAGCGCAGAGAGTTTTAGCAATCAAGGAGGAACGATGATCGACGAGAAACAAACCGGAACGAACGGAACGACTGGCGAGATCCACATCGTCCTCGGAACGACTGATGTCGGCGACTCGCCGACCGGAATCACGCATGATCTCAAACTCTGGCTCGGCAATTGCATCGGAGAAGATGACGATCCGACCGCTTGGTTCGTCGCGGAGGATTCCCGCGACCGGCACAGTCACGTGACCGATGGATCGTCGCACCAGATGTGGTCGATCTCGACCGCTCGGCTCCGCGCGATCTGCGACATGATCGACGCGATGCACAGGGTCGGACGAGATCAGTTTCTGGTGGGAGGCGTCGATGTCGAGTGAGGAAATCGGCACGTTCGTCGCGATCGTTCTATCCGGCGCGAGCCTCTGGATGAACTGGAAGAACTATCGCGAGCAGCGCGAACTTGAACAGAGAATCAAGAGATTGGAGAAACGATGCTAGGCTCGGCAATGATGAAGATGGCGGAATCGAATGCGCGAGCGGAGATGATCGAGCGCACTGATCAATACGCTTCTATCTGCACTCCGGTCGCGTGGGAGATCGCGAAGCACGTTCACCCGTTGATGAGTGAGCGTGAAATGGTGCGCGTCACATCCGAGATCGCCGTTGGCTTGGCTCGCGAGATTCGCAGGCTATCCGCAGAACTGGAGAAACGATGACCGATGACATCGTGGCGCGGCTGCGCGACTGCCACGCGACCGTGTTAGCAGCCCCACCGTACTACCGTGAACTTACAAAAGCAGCCGCCGACGAGATCGAACGGCTGCGAAAGGATGTCAGAAATCTTGAAAAGTTCAAAATGGAAGTTATGCGCGACGCGATCAACTTACTTCCGTGGCTTGTGACTGATAGCGAGGCCAAGCAATGAGCACGCACGACGAACGCAGGTATCAGTACAACACACAAGGCGACGTTTGGCGGCACACCTACGCGTACCCGCCAGCGGTGCGCGATATGCCGCAGCGCTCGCCCGACGCCGATGATGAGGCCGACACGCTGTATTACTACGCTCAGGTGAATGAAGCGGCCGACCGTAAACTGGCGCAGGCACTTCGCGCGGGCGCCGCTCGGATTCGAGCGCTCGAAGCCATTGTGTTTCGCAGCAAAGTACCCACGGAAGGAAACACCGAATGAATACTGAAATCGTTCCCATTTCCGTTGAGCCGACGCCGCTGTCGCGGGCTCGATTTGAGGCCTCGGTGGCTCGGGAGATGGGCCCCTACATCGTCAGGACGTTTTCAATCGAGTTGCAGGGAAAGCGATACGTGCAAGTGGCGGGCGCCACTGCTTTGGCCTCTGGCTGCGGCTATGCGGTCAAGGAAATCGAGGTCAAGCGCTTTGAGGCCGACGGTATCAAGGGTTGGGAAGCTACGGCCGAAATTCTTGACCGCACGACTGGCGTCGTGATCGGCCGCGGTTCTGGCATCGTGACCGACGATGAGCGGCCGTGGGGTACGCGCCCTCAGTTCGCACGTCGTGCCATGGCCTCCACACGTGCCGCAGGGCGGGCACTGCGCCTGTGCTGCGGGCACCTATTCGCACTCATGGGCGACCGTGTCGCCACAGTTACCGCAGAGGAGATGCCAAATGACAACGATTGAAGCACTCGCCGAGATTCGAGCGATTCTGAGCCGCCTAGAAGCCTCGCAGAAGCCCGCGCCCGTCGCGCAAGGCCAAGGAGCGCCCGTGAAGCCCGACGCCGCTACGGCCGACGGTAGGCTGTCTTTCCGTGACGGCACGGTTTGCTACTGGGAAGTCGGTGCGACCAAGGCGGGCACGCCGCGCGCTCGCATCGGGCTTGAATGGAACAACGCGGGCGAACTCGTGAAAGAGTATTGGGACTGGTACGATCTCAAGGCGGCCGAGCAGGTTGACCCGCTCAACCGTGGCGACCGAGTTCAAATCATCCTGAAGCCATGGAAAGACAAGCACATTGTAAACGGCGTCACGGTCGTGACTCGCGCAGAGCTGAAGCGCGTGCCGTTTCCAACGTCGGTGACTGAGGCCGACGAGATTCCATTCTAAACCTTTCCACTACGCGGCCGCCTCTCCGCGTGGCTCCATGAGCAAGCCCCACGTGCACCCGCGTGGGGCTTGTGCTTTTTACGGAGGCAATACGCATGGATGCTAAATGTTGGATGGAAAGCGCACCGCCCGAGCCGACGGCGCTGGCGTTTGAGTTACCTGCGCAGGTCAAGGCCGCAAAGTTCAGGCACCAGTGCACGTGGGAGCAGGCTGCGCACCACGTCGGCCTCGCGCACGGATTGACCGCGAGTCGAGTAAGCACCCTATGCGCTCAGGTGCGCGTACACGTCGAGTTTCAGCGCCGCAGGGAAGCCCGCAGAATGACTGAGGCCGAACTGGCGGTGTTTCGCTCGCTGCTTGGTTGGAAGCCTCACACGGCCGCTTGGCGTGTCTTCGAAGGCTACATGCGCGACCGTGTCGGCGAATGGCCGATTATCTGTGGAACGGCGCTCGGCTCAACGTCGGCCGCGCAGGCGGCGCTGTCAGGCGAAGACGTCGCCGAGTATCTCGAGCTCGCCGCGCACTGCGCTCGCCTGTGCGTTGAACTGCCCGAGGACTGGGATCCTCGGCCGACGGAGCGTTTCCCCGTTGCGTTTCCCGAGGATCGTAAACCGCTGTACCGCTCGACTCCGTTTTGGAGGTACACCAATTGAGCGAGCCCACACCATTCGAGATCGCGTCGCCAGCCATCGAGGGCGGCGTGCCGCCGATGCGCCCATTCGTGGTCGACGGGCTGCTCAGGCGTGGCGAGATTTGCAACTTCATCGGCGCGAGCAAGACGGGAAAGACGTGGATGCTCTATCACCTCATTGCAGCTCTCGCGAGCGGCGGTGCGTGGCTTGGCCGGCGGTGTGCGCAGTGCCGCGTGCTGCTGGTCGACAACGAATTGCACCCCGAGACAGCACGTAACCGCATGGCGGACGTTGTCGAGGCGCTCGGCGTCAAGAAGTCGGTGTTCGATGAGCGCGTGCGCGTCGCGTTTGTACGTGGCCGCATGGCGACGCTCGAAGACGTCGAGGCCACGATGCGAGCGGAGGGCCGAGGCGCGTTTGACGTCATCGCGCTTGACGCTTTCTACCGATTTCTCAAGGGCGTCGACGAAAACGCCAACGGGGAAATGACGGGCGTGTACAACCACCTAGACCGTATTGCTGAGTTTAGTGGCGCTGCGATCATCAACGTGCACCACAGCTCGAAGGGCGACCAGTCAAACAAAGCCACGACCGACGTCGGCTCGGGTGCCGGCGCGATTGCTCGCGCCACAGACACGCACCTAGCGTTCCTGCGCCACATGGAGGAAGGCTGTGTGGTGCTTCGCGGCGAGTGCCGAAGCAGCCGTCGGCCTTTGGCCGTTGGGCTGCGCCTGAACCCGCCGTTCGTGACCGTCGACGAAGCGCTCGATCTCGATGACCTGTGGACGGCGAAGAAAGCAAGCAAGGGCACCCAGTTGGAAATGTCGCTCGCCGAATTTGTAGAGACGTTCATCGACGGTCAATGCACTCGCGGCGAAGTGGTTGCGCGTGCTCGGGGTCACAAAGTCGCGAAGAACGTCGCCGAACGTCACTGCGGGGAAGCGCTGCGACTTGGTATCTGTGAGGAAGTCAAGCGCGTGATGCCGCGTGGAAGGCCAAAAATGGTGGTGCGAAAGGTCACGCCAAGTATTGACCTCGGTCAATGATCTTTTCTTTTCCTACGCTATAAAGAGAGAAATAGGAAAAGCAGAATGAATTCTGCTTTCCTACTTTTGCTCGATTGGAAAGTCAAAGAGTAGACAGTGCTGCTAAATGTGCATATGTTGTGCATATGTCACGATCGAGCCGAGAGAAAGGCAAGCGCGGAGAACTGGAAGCCTGCGAAGTGCTTGCACGCGTAGGTATTGATTGTCGCCGCGTAACTCAGTACGCCAACCGATTCGGGGGGCACAAAGACCCCGACGTTGTCTGTGACCGTATGGACGTCTGGTGGGAGGTCAAGCGCGTTGAGCGTTTGAACCCTTACGCGTTTCTCGATCAGGCGCTTACCGACAGTCGCGGCAAAAAGACCTGCGCCGTATTGATGCGCTCAAGCCATCGCCCGTGGCTGCTCATGATTCGACTGGATGACCTACCACGGTTTGTGGAGGAGTACCAACGTGGGAATACCCGTATTCAATCCCAAGCCGACGATTCCCAACGCGAAGCGGTTTGAGGCCGACCACGTCGCGGGTTTCAGCGGTGGCAACTGGCAGCGAATTCGCAGACACTGGCTGATGCGGAACCCAGCGTGCAACCGTTGCGGGCTCGCAGGTGAGGAAGTGCACCACATCGTGCAGCGGGCACACGCGCCGCACAGGTGGAATGATTGGAAGAACTTAGAGACGCTGTGCAAGCGATGCCACAAAGAGCACCACAAAAACGACTAGTTCACAAGTTATCCACATCGGCCATTTTTGCGGTCGAGACGGGGGGGTAACTTTTATGAGCAGGTCGCACCTAGGGAAT